ATGGAAGCAAACAATATTGTTTTTTATCAGACTGAAGAAACTGACGTAGTTGTAAATGTTGTCTATAAGGATGAAACTTTTTGGCTCACTCAAAAGGCTATGGCAGAATTGTTTGACGTTAATCCGCAAGCAATTACAAAACATCTTCAAAATATATATGAAGAGAATGAACTGCAATATGATTCAACTTGTTCCATTTTGGAACAAGTTCAAAAAGAAGGTTCCCGTAATGTAAAACGTAATCTTGAGTTTTATAATCTCGATGCAATAATTGCTGTTGGCTATCGCGTCAACAGCAAAAAAGCCACTAAATTCCGCCAGTGGGCAACAAAAACTTTGCGTGAGTATATAACAAAAGGATTTGTCTTAAATGAAAAACTCCTGAAAAATGGAAAACCATTTGGACAGGATTATTTTGACGAGTTGCTCGAAAAGATTCGGGAAATTCGGGCTAGCGAACGTCGCGCATATCAAAAGATTACAGACATTTTTGAACAATGTAGCTGTGACTATGACAAGGATAGCGAAACAACAAAGAATTTTTATGCATTCGTACAGAACAAACTTCATTATGCCGTAAGCGGTAATACGGCGGCAGAAATTGTTTACAACCGTGCGGATTCTACAAAAGCCCACATGGGGCTTACAAGCTGGAAGAATTCTCCGAACGGAAAAATCTATAAATCAGATGTAACTATTGCAAAAAATTATTTGAATGAAAAAGAAATAAGCCGCTTGAACAGGCTCGTAACTATGTTCATTGATTATGCCGAATTACAGGCAGAAGACGGACATCTGATAAAAATGCAGGACTGTGTTGATGCGGTGAATATGTTTTTAGAGAGCAACAGGCAGGAAGTTTTGGAGCATAAAGGAAAAGTTAGCCATGAACAGGCAATAGAAAAAGCCCATAAAGAATATGATATTTTCCGCGTAATTCAGGACAGGGAATATATATCAGAATTTGACCGCCAGACAAAAGAACTGGAGGCAAATAAATGAGTGCAAATATTTTTACAGTAAAGCGAAGCGAGATAGAAGGAAGATTAGACCCGATTTATTATATTCGCAAAAATGAACTTGTCGGATATAAACATCTTAAATTGGAAAAAATAGGAAAACACTTTTTTGTTAAAGACGGTGACCATGACAAACTTCCTGACGATGCAGTTTCAGATGAAAATAATGGCTTCAGGTACTTGCGTGCGCAAGATTTAAAAGAAAACAAAATTATCTCCGAAAAACCAATTTATGTTACAAAAAAGTATTTTGAATCAGTTAGACGTTGTGTAACGGCTAGCGAACTATGAGAATTTTTGACATTTAGTTTGAGAAAAAACGTGTTTTTTTGTGTTTTTTCATGTTTTTTATTTATTCAAAACTTTTATTTTGCTTGTATCACATACATAGCTGTGAATAGCGTAGTTTTCCATGTTGTCTGTTACTACTTCATAATCGAACGGAATAGTAACTTTGATAATATTGTCCTCATCATCTAATTCTTGCTCTACCGGGTGCGCATTATAAATTTCAGTCAGAAGTTTCGGGAATTTGCTTGCAGTGTCTAGCAGACTTTCTGTTATTTCCGCTACATTAATAACACGTTCGTCAAGCTCTTCTTCTGTAGTTCTGTTCAGTAGCCATACTTCACAATTATTGAAGTCTGCATATTGTAATAAGTCCTCGTTTTCTACTACTTGTATTTTCATTTAATTGCTCCTTTTATACAAATTTAATAGATGTTCCTCCGAACATTGTAATTGGAAAACTTGAATATGTTTGGAATGGATGAGTTCCTTTGACAATATATATCCCGCGGAAGTTAGTTAAATCTTGAACCTCTGGATATATTAAATTCGATGAAGAACTGGTAAACGCTACAAATCTATATTCTCCCGAAGAAAGTCCCGAACCGCTTGATGTACTGCCGTAATATATGAAGCATTTACCCTCTTCATTTACTATTTGCTTAATTTGGTTATTAACCTTAAAAAGACCGCTACCAACCCACGCCCAACGCCCACTATTCAGACCAATATAATCGTCTATTAACTTTTCAAAAACTAGTGGGTCATACGTTCCATCAGGAATATCATAATTTACAGTTCTGCTTTTAGCGGCATAATAAGTAGTGTTGTTGTACCTTACGCACCTAGTCGGATAACTTGCGTCGTATTTATAATCGCCTATAGTCTGACTTCTTGAAGTTAACAGCGGTACATAGTATGTAGAACCGTCACGTCTATAAGCGAATGACGGTGAAGTGATCTTCGCAGTGGAGCTGTACAATTCATGTGAAGTCCCATTATAACTGAACTTGTATCCCAATTTTAAACTCCTTATTCAATCCACGTATCACCATCGACTGGATTACTCGGTGCGCCTATGCGTACTCTATCGGCAGTTGTTGCATGACCAGCATATGTCGCGCTGCCTGCGCTTGAGGCATAATCTGCTGAATCGGCATGACCAGCATTTGTCGCGCTGCCTGCGCCTGAGGCATAATCTGCTGAATCGGCATGACCAGCATTTGTCGCGCTGCCTGCGCCTGAGGCATAATCTGCTGAATCGGCATGAGTAGCATTTGTTGCGGTTGCGGCGTTTCCGGTGCATGAACCACTTGAACCAGAGCAGTTACCTGTAACATTACCGACTAAATCACCTTCAAATCCTCCTTGAGAGACTAGTTTCCTAGACAAAGTGTCAATCGTTATTCCTTGCACAGGCAGACACAAATATTTATACCCACGTATATTGTCAAAGGCGACTAAAGGGATTGCCAAAGTACCCGACATTTGTTCAAGAAAAATTTGATTTGCTTTCAAGGCTAGATCAGATTCTTTTGCATGATCAGGATCAGAAAGAAATTTGCCAAAAGAAAATATTGTTTTATCTTCATTGATGTTTATTTGTCGGAGATCACTGTTAACAATACAAGCCCTTGACATAATTATTCTGAATATCATTATGTCGTCGGCAAGCCAGCAATTAGAGCCCGCGTAGTGGCCTCGACTGTCTGCAACTGGATACGAACCTAAAAGCTGATTATCAGAGTTGTAGACTTCTAACTTGGGGTATGTAGGTGGCTCTGCAGTTATATCTCCAAAAGTATTTTCGTGAGTAAATTTTACAGCGAAAGTTTTAGGGGGAATTGTAAGATTGTACTCGTTAAGCACAACAACTTTATTTTCAATTCCGGCGGCTGTTGTGCAGGTTCCTTCTATACCTCCAATACCTTCATATGTTAGAGCAAGTTGTTCTCCTGAAACTAAGCAATTTTCTTTACCTGCCGGAACATCTCTAGCTCCTAGTAGTTTCAAACTGAAATCTCTTTCTGTGTTCGATGATTCTGGAATTTCATCCCAATTTGTACTGCCTTCTGCCATAAGATACCTCTGTCTAAAGATTAGTATATTTTGTTAAGTTCATTCTGAACGGTGACAAAAAAGCCTTTAAAGGATCTTTATTAGCTTAAAAACGGGCTTTATTTATGATGTTAAACGCTGCGGTTTTTAGATCTCTCTTAACGGTCGAAACTGCTACATTACCGGAGCTTCCTTTTTCTGCTGCCTTGATTGCAAGATAAAGTCCATCACACAAGTCGTCGAATGCGCCCATTGGAAACTCTGTCAGCTGAGTAATGATGTTTTCACAGCCTTTCATAGGGAAGCGGATAAATCCGTTCTGTACTAACATAGAGTAAGATCGGATTCTCATTTCCTTTGGTACAGAGCCGACTCCTATCAGCTGAATCGGGAAGTAAAGCCCTTTTTCAATTCCCATCTTCTGAATGTATTTGCCGTAAATGCCGGAGAAAACAACATTTTCCCAGCCGATTGCGGCGAAGTGGTAAGCCTTGTAAAGAACTTCCATTTCTGCCAGTGTCTGCTGTTCGCTGCATGCCTGAGAAAAACTTGGAAGTACATAAATGATTCCAGTGTCCTTGTCGCGTGCAATCGGAACTTCTGCTGTTCCATCGTGAGTACCTGTTGCAGGGTCTACACCCAGAAAGAACTGAAGCTGACTTCGTGGCGGAAGTTCTGAATAACGGAATGCGTCTATCCATTCCAGCTGTATGATTCGTTCTTCATCTGCAAGCGGTTCATTCATGTATTCAGTTGAGAAAGCCGCTACACCGATTGTCTTTTTCTTGTCTTCAAGGCTCTGAATATCCCAGTATTCCGGCCAGAGCGGAGTTCCGTCTTCACGGATGCAGGAAAGACGAACTGCAATCCAATTAACAAGGTCTCCGGCTTCAAGCTCTCGGCAGAGACGGCTGATTGGGTCGTCATTATGAAAGATTGTGTTTACCCAGATTATGAATGCAGACTTACCGAGGTTGAAAACAACGCGCTTAAGCCAGCGGTGGATTTTATTTCTTTGTGTAGGGCTGTTGATTGCATCATCTTTAAGAACATCATCTATAACGATTAAGTCAGGACGATACTGGCGGAATCTTGTACCGCGCATGGAAGCACCGCTACCTTTACTTTGAATACATGTGCCGTTAGAAAGTTCCAGTCGGTGGTTAGTCCAGCATTCGCCTTTAAGTTCGCCGTAGTCTTCGAGAATACGCTCGTTCTCTTCGATCTCGGTTTTGATGTTTCCAAGATTCTCTCCTGCAGCGTCGCCGGAAGCTCCAATCAAAAGCACATAGCGTGCGCGTTTTGTTACGGCACACCATAGAACATAAGCAAAAGACCAGCGGACCGTCTTACCGTGTTCACGAGGCTCTATGAACATTGCTCCTGATAATTTTTCTGTAGGTTTGAGTAAGTTAGCATATTTATCTCTGACGAACGGCTTGAGTGTGTCCGCCATGTCTTTTGTAAGGCTTCGGGTATTTGCAACTTCATAAAGAATCTTCTGGTATTCAGCAGCATCTTCGTAGAAATAATCAGAAAGATAATAACGGCAGAAAAAACCGAAATCATTTTCAGCTTTTTTCATGCGCTGCTGTTTTTCGAGAACGCTTCTGTCTTTTCCGGCAAGTTCTTTTATCAGTTCGCTCATTTGATTTCCGTCTTATCAATAATTGCACAGAGTTTTGCAAGCAGTTCCGGGTCGCTCTGTATTTCTTTTGAAAGCTCGTCTTTAAGCTGCTGCTTTGCTTTATCCAAAGCCTTAACGGCTTTCATTCGTGCCTGGCTAAGCTTCAGCTGAGTTTCTGCAATACGGCTTGCAGAGCTTACGAGCTTTTCAGGATCGTCAAACTCAAGGCTGTCTACAGTGCGAAGGTCTTTTGCAATCAAGGTGGAAAGATGCATTGTCATGGCTTCTGCAACTTCCGTTCCAGGATTGTCAGCGAATACTTCTGCCATAGCCTTTGCGGCTTCTACGGCTTTCTTTGTATCAGCAATTTCTTCTTCGTGAGATTTGATTACTCGTCTTATAGACTCGCGTGAGAAAGTAACGTGCAGGCCTTTTTCTTCAAGGATTTTGTTTACCTCTTCGGTAACATAAACGATTGTGTTTTTTCCGCCATCCCATTTGTCTACGATAAGCTTAACAAGTCCGTTGTCTCCGGCTTTAGAGTGTCTGCCCATATTATGCCTCCAGCGGAATAAGGATTCCTGCGTCAGAAGCACAATTGCCTTCTATCAGGTCTAATCCAGCAGGTGTAATTTTGAAATAAATAACAGAAATATTTGCTTTGTATGGGTGTGGTGTCTCTGTTTTGGTACAATAACCTTTGTCGACAAGGTAAGACACAGACTTGTCTATGTCGTCAACGTGCTCGTAGGCATGGTATATACCAAGCAGAGACGTCCTCTCTATGCCATCTGGATACATGTCTGATAACAGTCTGAGTATTTTTCCTCGAAGTATATTGTTTTTCATTTTTCATCTTTCCTTGTAAGTTTTAAAATTTCAAACGGCAGCTTGCTAATTTCTGTTCTTACCAGTTGAACTTCACTTCGCCAGCCTTCGGTTTCGCGGTACAACATCTCTTTGGTAACTGCATCTTTTGACAGATACATTATATCCTTTTCTGCTTTTTCCAACCTGGCAACGAGTGCTTCGTCTTTTTTGTCCGAATGGATTTTCAAATCGTTAATTGCCTTTTTGACTTCTTTAATGACAAAAAAAGCAATAATGCACATTATTACCAGAGTACCGCCGACTCCAAATGTGGTTAAAAGTTTATCGAGTGAAGTTGCTACTGCAATTCCTTCCATGCTACTGAACCACCTTGGCTATATAGCCGGCTGTAAAACCTACGGCAATGCTTCCTGCAATGTATAACGGAAGTTTTAATTGCGTCTTGCGCAATTTTACCTTTGTCTTATTTAAGTTATTCTGTAAGTCGCTGTTCTGACGGGCTGATTCAAGCAATCCGCACTTATATCCGTCTGCCCAGGAATCTTTGATTGAAATTGCAGCTTCATTTTTGATGTCATTTATCAGACGGTCGATTTCTGTTTTCTGTGCCTGAGTAAAATTCCTTGAGTTTGGAATCGGTGTAAGAGAAGAATCTGTCCGTGAAGCTTTGGATTCGGCGTTTATACTCACCGGAAGCACGAGCGTGATTAACAAGATTGTCAGCAGAAGTTTTTTCAATTTTGATCTCCTTTTTTTTGTTTTTTAATGCCTGAATGCGACATTTTATTGTTTTTACAGCAACTATAAGAATTATTACAGCTACAGCAACAAGAATAAAAGTTATCTTTATTTTGGTTATTCCGTTCAATGTTCAACTCCTTTGATGTGGTTTTTATACCCCGCAAATGCGGATAAAAAAGTTTCCATCCATAATGAAATGTCTACGGGAGCAAAAACAAGCATGATAAAGATTGCCGCTTTAATAACATCGTTGATCGGCAGTGTTTTACCTGTAATAATTTCTGCAAGTATTGCGGTAAAGACCAACAATACTGCAACCAGTTTAGATGATAATGACAACGGTTTACCTTTAAGTCTAAGCATTGTTGACCTCTATGATTTCTCCTGAAATTATCATTCCGGGAGTAAGATTAAGTGCCTTTAGAGCTGAATCTAAAAGTTCCATGTCTCCAGTTTTAACAATGATGCAACCGGCTGACCAGGCAAAGTTTGTGTCTTTATGGGTTGTGGAATTATATTTATTGTGAATTAGCCAGCGACCGTTTTCGTGTCCGTTGACAATTTGCATGGCATTGTCGTTGATTGCCAGGCCGTTCAGGGTCTTGCATCGTATAATTTCATGCACAGATCCTTTGAATTTGCGGGGCTGAGCCCAAAGCCTAAGCAGGAAAGAACCAGGAGCAATTGTATCTCCATACGCCAGTTTTCCGGCAGAAGCGTTTTTGCCCCAGTCAAGGTTCTGAACAGACTGACAGCGAAGTCTAGTTATTTCTTCGCCATTGCAATACAAAACAAGCCAGTCTAATGAATTGTTTTTGGCATTGTTTCCATAATCCGATTTTTTTTTCGGAGAGAATTTATAATCGTAGCTTCTTTTTGTTCGCTGAATCACTATCTTAACCATAATGTCATTCTAATTCAGCTTTTCATTTAAAAATGTAATCCTGGCAAAAAAAAGGAGCTGCACTTTACAGACTTTCTCTGAAATGCAGCTCCTTTAATTTAGAACAATTCCCGCTGTTCTACTCTGTCTCGCTGTCGAGCCAGGCGATGAGATCGGCTCTTGTTACACACCATTCCCCGTCCGCCTTCCAGGCGTGCAAAGCAGGATTTTTTATCAGCCTGTAGGCTTGTCTTTCTGATATCCTCAAGAATTGCATCAAATCCGACAAGTTCAGCAAAGCCGGGTAAGAACTGAGCTCGTTTTGCATTGATCCGTTCATACATCTTCCTTACGGTCTGCTCGTCCAATCGCCATGAGCTGAAGACCTTGACAGCTCCGTCTATCTGACACATGGTCAAACGATAGTAAATCTGCGAAGGCTTTAGTTCAAGCAGACGAGCTGTTTCCGGCACAGACAACAACATCTAGTCCTCCTTTCGGTCGGGATTGAAGCCTGCTTTTTTGGCTATATCACGCAGAGCTTGAATAAGAGCCGCAGCATCTTTTTTACGGCAGAAACTTATATCGTCACCGCCGGTTATCTTTTTGCACAAGGCTCTAAGGCTTTGTTCGGTTTTATTTCGGCTTGCAAGTTTCCACAATCCGCGAATGTAGTATTCTTGCCTAGCACTTATCCAATCAGGATTTCGAAGATCTTTCGGCTCTGGTCGTTCGTACTTGAACCCAAGAGCGCGGAAAGCCTTCATCACGGCTGAATACTGTGCGTGAGTCGTAATCTCTTTGGAGGAAGAAACTCCGACACCCAGAAGAATAGCCCGATAATCATCTTCGCTTACATGAGTGAGAGTCTTAGCAACATGAATCATCTTTATCCTTTTTTTCTGAGTTTCGTTCATTTTTACCTCTAATAAGTTAGACTGGACATCCAGCACGGTCTAACTATGCGCCGTTCTTAAGAAGTTCACGATTAACTTCTTCAAGATCGCTTTCACAGAAGAAGTCGTTTGTGACCTTTCGGACAGCATCTACAGTTTTAAGCTGATCATCTGTAAGATTGGACATTGCATCTTTATCTGGCTCTTCTTTGATCCTTATGCATCCATCAAAGCCGAGTTTTTTGAGCAGTTCCAGAGTTGTTCTTTTTACGCTTATTTTGGTGCTCTTGCGGTAGCCGAACTGACCGAAGCCCAGTTTGATGCTTTTAACATTCTTGAATAGTTCAGCTTTGTTGTATTCAGCATAAGCGGCAATCTGTGCGCTTGTGTCAGCAATTGCCTTGCGAAGCTCTTCGCCTTCGTGTGCGGCGCGTTCCTTTATTGCAGCAATTTCTTTGGCTGCCTTGGCGTCGATTGCATCGAGTTCTCTCTCTGCAAGTCCAATGTCTTTAAGGGCGATATTAACATCGTCCAATGAATTAAGTTTGCCTGCGTTAGGCTTGTAACGTGTACCCATAATGAAGCACCTCCCATGTTATTTAAGCGGCGTTTCCACCGCCGTTAAAGCTGCTTATAACAAGAGCTTTAAGTTCCTTAATATCGTGCTGAGCACTTGTCAGCGTGTAATACTGCCGTCCAAGCGAACCGTTAACCAGACGACTTTCGATTATGTCTATCTTGGTCAGAATTTCGCCGACTTCTTCATTGGTCGAAAGAATAATTCCCTGCATCATGACACACTCCTGTTTTTGTTCAGATAAACTGAAACAACCATCTTTTCCGTCGCACAGGCAACGTCATGCTCAACCCTTGCGCCGGAAGAATTCTGCCATTCATGCAGATAGTTGATTCCGTCGCAATCCAGCAGATGTTCTATGTCATACTTCATGATTTCACTTCTACGCGGTTCGCGTCCGAGTGACAGCTTTAGCTCCTTGCAAAGCTCTACAGGATTAATCGGGGTGTGCCCCATAGCCTTTATTTCCTTTGCTCTTTTGGCAAAGCGTTCCTCTGAATCCGTGATACCTTCTATTGGTCCAGCGATGTATACTCTCATACTTCCTCCAAGTGCCGGCATAATTCTGCCGGAGTTATATGCAGCCTTGTCATCATGAGCATGTAACCTGCGGCGGCAAGTTGTAAGCCCTGATAGTTAAGGCACATGACTGCATTTTTGATACGTTCGCCTGTTAAAACGTCTTTTTCTGTACTTTCCATGTACGGCGGTTTTTTCCCGGGCTTCCAGATTGGAATGCTCATCATTCATTGCCTCCCTGCTCAATAAGAGCGTAGTAGCGTTCCAGCGCGCACTGTGTCTGAACCAAAAGCTCGTTGTATGCAGCTTTCATTGTGTCATTGTGCGGCTGGTCAACAGTAAGCCCACCGATAGGAATCGGAATCTTGTCTTTCTTGCTGAGCAGAAAGAAGTTTCCGTTTTTTGTATCTGCATGAAGTCTGTAACTGGAAAGCTCAATTCCGCTCATTGTCGGAAGTCCGAAGTCATAATCTCCGGTGTACTCCAGCTGACCTTCCGGCAGATTGTAATGAACCGGGCTTGTTTCCCCTTCGTCCGATTCCTTTTTTTCACCGATGCGCATGGCAATTTCTCTCATGGTAAGGCCAGTAAGACCGTCAGGATTATTTGCAAACTCCTTGTAAATCTTAAAAGCCGTGCTTACCATTCGGGCAGGAATACCTGTTTTGGCTTCGTACTTTGCAGCTGTCATAGAACAGGTTGCTTTCTTGGAAGCTCGCTCAAGAATCTCTCCAAGGTTGAAGTATTTCTGAGCGGCAGACACCATAAGAGCTTCAACTTTCTTTGCAGTGTGGCGAATGTCTTCAACAATCTCGTTGATAGTCTCGCGCTCTTCAGATGTGATAATCAGATTATTGTCATCGTCATACACAGGCGCATTCTTTGCAGGTCTTCCGCGTTTTGGAATGTTCTCAGACACAACGATTTCCTTTGAAATAGGACTAACAAGCTTTGCCATTATCGTCTCCTCAAAACAAGTGTGCTTGCAAGCTCAGCAGCTTCAACAGTTGGAACATCAAGATTGTTCTGTGTCATAGTGTTCTGAAGTCGCTCCAGAATCTTTGTGAACTGTCGCACGTCGCTCTTTGCAGTTCCGTAAACAGTGCTGATTACATCTGCAGGGCAGTCTTCCCAAACGCTCTTTGCAATAAGAGAAGCGTCTGGCTTTGTAAGACCTTCGAGCTGTAAAAAGATTCCGATACGGCTTTCAAGCTGGCGGTGGTCATTGCGCAGATTCTGGATCATACCCTTAAGGCGCGGTAAACCGATAAGCACAAGACCGCTTTCTCCCAGGTCGTAAACCAGACGGCGGACAAACTCCAAGGCATCAGCTTTGAGGTAGTCTGCTTCATCAAGAATTACCAGAGAGTCACGTTCTGCCAAAGCTTCTGCAGTCTGCTGAACAAGGGCATTGAACGGCACGCGGTTAGTTTCAATTCCAAGCTGTCGTGCGATCTCTTTTGTGAGCATAGAGCGGTTCATTCCGGCAACTACCGCAATGTAAATAACCGTGTTTTCGTTCTGGTCGGCGTAGTATTTAGCCGAAGTGGTTTTTGAGCTTCCGGCATCTGCTACGATAAGAGCGATGTCGTGCTCCGTGTGCGCAAGCTCAATGGCGTTGAAAACCTGCTTAAGAGCCGTTGTTTCAACGATTGGAATACGCTTGCGAGAATGCGCCTGCTCCTGTCGGGCAATCCAGCGCACAATGTTGTCTTCAAGCTTGGTAAGGTCGCCAGAATAGTTACCTGTAGTGTAAGCACTCAAAATTGCGCTTGAGTAACCCATGTCGCGGCTTGCCTTAGCCTTGCTGATTCCAAACTTTTCAAGAGTGTCATTAAGTCTCTTGACGATTTCACTGTTCATTTTTAGCCTCCTGAACACCAATATTTATTCCCTTCATAAAAGGGGTTTTAAGCGTTGATTTTTTAGTGGCGAGCTTGTAGTCTTTTGCGCTCTCCACATCAGAACTGTTGCCAAGGAAGTTCTCCACACCTTCAAGCTGATTTCCTGTGTAGGCGCGGCGGGCAACATCCAGCATAGTCTCGCATTCCGGGGCAATGGTCATTTCGCCCGAACCAAGAACAGCAATCTGAGTGAGCTTGTTTCTTGCTCCGGTAAGACGTCCAATGTCTTCGTCAAGCTTGCCTGTTTCCTTGAAGTAGTCTGCCTTTGCAGTACAGATAAAATCTCCATCCAGCGTAAAGCAGGTAACTTCACGGTCATCAAGAAGATTGATGTAAACACGAACCTTGCGGCCAAAGAACTCAAACAATTCGGTGTTGTAAAAATTAGTCTTACCGATTGTCACGCCCTGTCTGTTCACCTGTCGCACTTCGCCCTTAACCAGAGCCTTCTGCAGCATTTCCTTAGAAGCGTGGCGGATTTCTTCTTCCGGCGGTAAGCATTCTGCAAACACGCGGGAACGAGTCTTTCCGTCCATGTAATCAGAACTGCAAGGAATCTGATCATTGATGTACTCAATCATCGCTTCGGCATTCTGAACAAAGTCTTCCCAGGTTGGAATGTCGTGTCTCTGTTCCTTGCCGTTGATTCCTCTCCACATCAGCTGAGCTTCTTCTGGTCTGCTTCGTGAATCAGATCCAACGTAGCTTCCCATTTCCTTTGCAAGATATTCGCCGATGATTCGGAAGTATCTCTCCTGGCGAGCCTTAGACTTACCGTTGTAAGTTCTTGTAAAGCGCACGTCAGAGCCTACAAGAGCAAACAAGCCCTTGAACTCAACTTCCTTTTCTTCGTCTATGCCTTCCGGATTCATAACCGTTACAGTCTCAGTTTTTCCGTTGAGCCACTTAGCGTGGTAGTCCTTACCGTTGTCGAAAAGAAGACAAAGCGGAATACCGTAGCGCATACAGCACATGTAATAAGCCACAACGATTGAAAGGCTAGAAGGCTTAACACAAGGACACCAGCCCAAAACCTTACCGCTTCGCAGATCCTGGAATGTAGTAATCCAAGGGCGGATAAGCTCACCGCGGTAAAGCACAACACAGTCAAGACAGTGGTGGTCCGAAACCACAACATCAAGGCTTCTGTAGCGTGTGATGTCCTGCTCCATGTGTGGCAGAAAGGCATTTTCAAAGCGACCTTCGCCGCCCCGGAAGTAACCTGCAGTAGCCTTTGGCAGACTGTTCAGATAACGCAAAGCTGTCTGATAACTGCACTTTGAATATGGAATGTTAGCCTTCATAAGGCGGAAGGCGTGCATTGCACTAGGCTGAGTGTCTTTAAGCCAGAAGCGTCGCAAAAGCTCACGCTCTTCATCAAGAAGACTCTCGCCGGCACCGCCACGGCTCATGCCATATTTTGGAACAATTCCGCTTGCTCCGTTTTCCTTAAAAGCTTTTATCCAGCGGTAGAAAGTTGCCTGGCTCACTTCGCCGAGTTTTTCTTTTAGAACCGGAAAAGCATTACAGTCGTTGTACACTTCCATAAAGGCCGCAACGTTCATTCCGCTGTTGTTGTACTCGCGGATTAAAGCCGCTCTCCAGGTAGCTTCTCCCTGAGCCTTTTCTCCGGCGTTAAGGAAAGCATCACCCGAATAAAGCCTTGCATCCTTTTTTTCTTCGTTCTGTACAGGAACCGGCTTACCAGAGCGGTAGAGTGCAACAGCAAAGCGCACGTCTGCTGGAAGTCTGTTCTCCACGAATAACATGGAGTTTCCCCTGTACACAAAAGCCCATCCGTCTTTTCGGGCTTTTTCGATAACTCCCTTGCGCGAAAGCCCTAAGACTTCGGCAAGCTCCTTAGTCTTAACGGTTTCCATCAGGCAGCTCCCTCAAGTGCACGTCTGCGCATTTCCATGCGCTCTTCCTTTTTCTTTTCGAGCATTGCCTTTTCTGCAGCTTCGGCCTGTCGCATTCTTGCTATTTCTTCTGCAGTGCGCAAAGGAAACAGCTGAGTGCGTGAAAGCCCGAAAAACTGAGCAATGCGGGTTTCAGCTGATACAGATAATCTCTTTCCAGAAATGACTTCACCGACATATTGCTTTGACACACCCAAGTGCATAGCAAGTTCTGTGATTGTCATACCGCAATCATCAAGAACCCTTCGACATCTTTCCTGCCTGTCCTTATCTACAGGGAAAGGACGGCAGCCTCGGATTTCGTTCATAATGTTCATCTTTGTTTTCCCCCTTGACGGAATTGTCCGCCGCGTGTACATTTAACTTGAACACCATTTCCCGTAATGGGAAGATTCCGCCCGCAGTTGGTTTAGCCTCCGGCTGCGGGTGTTTTTATTTAACCTTTAGACTTCTTCCTGTGGTATAATGATTTCCACAAGGAGAAATGCCATGACAGATGAAACAAAAGAGTTTGCAGAAGAAACGCTGGAAACATTTCTGAATCAACTCTTTATTGTGCGCTACGGAAAAATCAGTAAGACCTCCGTAAGGTATGCAAAAGTTTTTATAAAAGACAAATCTTTTTTCTGGTACAAAAGAAAGTTCAATATGTTTATAAAAACTATGCTTGGACCAGATGCCGATTCTAATACTGCCATTGAAGATACCATAAACAGTATTTCTGCCTGTTATAGATACCTTGTCCACATTTTCCATTCTATGACTCCTGAAGAGAATCGGATTTTCGGACGCCCGACTGTTTGCAAGCAGCTAACCACTCTCCTGGAGAAAGGACACCTATAAATTTGTTTCCAAGTGTATATGCAGTTACCTTCTCATTTTCCATAGAAACTAGAATCTTCATTCCAAGAAACTCAAAGAGTTCATCGTTCCAGTAGTATTTACCGTTAATTCGAACTCCTTTTCGTTCGACAGTAAGTTTTGCATTTTGAAAATTCCCATCGAAGAAGAAGTGTTCACATGCTGTACAGATAAACTTTCCTTTTAGGGTCCAAACAGAAACCTGCTGTTCTGTGAGCCTTGCAACATAAACTTCTTCTCCTAAATACGGAATTAGCTCGGGTGCGAAAAAAGTACGTAAACCTCTTCTGATACCAGAATGCTGAACGCGTGTTATAACCAAGTTGCTAATACCTCTTTTCATCCTTGCCCCCTAGTGCAGCCTTTTTAAGATGTCCTGCATAAAGGCAATTTCTGAATCACCCTGTACAGGAACCTCGCGCCTTGTATCGTTTTCAAAAACGATGTCTACACAGCCAGGCTTCTTACTCCATACGAGCTTCTTAACACCACTGCGCTCTATGGAACCAAGAAGGTTGCTGAACTTTTCCTTGATGTCTGCCTGACATTCTGCCCATTCAGGAACAATCTCAATGTCTTCAACACTCATCTTTTAGCCTCCTAGTTTTTTCTTAACCGGCTTTTTGTTTATGCCGATATAAAAAGAAGTGTAGTTGACAAGTAAACCAAACTTTTCAAACTGTGTATTTTTTGGTTTACTTGTCAACCAATTACAAGATAATAATATCACATTTTGAAA